GTTCCACCAATTCTACTGGATAGTGGCAATAATGCAAATATTAGACCTAACCATAGACTATATTATTTAGAAACCATACTGCCTATTACTAACAAAATAGCGTGTGCTTTCGAGAGATATTTCGGTTTCAAACTTGATGAAGATGTAAGTGATATACCTGCACTTCAGCCTGAACTAAGAGACCAAGCTGGTTATTACGCCACACTTGTCAACACAGGTATTATGACACCGAATGAAGCAAGGGAGGCGATAAGACTTGAAAGAGTTGAAGGGTTTGATACACCAAGAGTTCCTGCAAATATCGCAGGTTCAGCAGTCAACCCAGAAGAAGGCGGTAGGCCACAAGAAAGCCCGCCAAGCGAGGAAGAATAATTATGACAAAAGACAAAATGATAAAGGCTTTGTCAGATTTCATAGCCAGCAAAGGCGTTGAAACAATGACATTAGCTGAATACAAAAACTTTGGTAATGATGTTCCAGTAAAAGACTATCTTCTTAGAAGACAGCTCGGTTCATGGAATAGAGTATTATCAGTAGTTACTAAAAGATATCCTGTACCAGCACCAGTTAAAAAAGAAGCACCTAAGAAGGTAGCTCCTAAAAAGACTGTGAAAGTGGAGAAAAAGGATGTCAAATAAAACAAAAATCTTTCACTGGACTAATACTTTTAAATCATTAGGAGAGAACGATGATGGCGGTATTGATATTAAAGGTTCTGCAAGTACAAATGCACTAGATAGAGCCGGTGATATAATTGAAGCACAAGCATGGACGAAAGGCGGATTAGAGAACTTTAAACAGAATCCTATCCTACTATTTAACCATGACTATAATAGACCAATAGGCAGAGCTACTAGTTTAGAAGTTACTGACAAAGGTTTAGAAATTACTGGTAGAATATCAAAAGCTGCTGGTGATATAAAAGATTTAGTTAAGGATGGTGTCCTTGGAGCCTTTTCCGTTGGTTTCAAAGTCAAGGATGCTGATTATATGACAGAAACCGATGGATATAAGATTAAGGACGCAGAATTATTTGAAGTATCTGTAGTATCAATACCTTGCAATCAGGGTGCAACCTTTGGATTGTCAAAATCATTTGATAGTATAGACGAATATAATGAGTTCAAAAAGCAATTTTTAAAGGCTAACTCAACCGCAGCAGCAGATGCTGTTAAAATTGAGCAGCCAAGCGAGGAGAAATCCTCAAAAATGGAGACTGATATGTCAGAAGAAAAGAAATCTCCTGAAACTTCAATCGACTTGGAAGCATTTGCAAAAGAAGTAGCAGAAAAAACTGCAACTTCAATTGCTATGAAGCAAGCCGAAGCGAAAGCAGCACAAGAAAAAGCACAAGCTGAGGCGGCTGAAAAGCAAGCTGAAGTAGAAGCTAATGAAAAGGCTGTTCAAGAAGCAAAACAGGTAGAAACAAAAACAATTATCGAAGCTGGATTATCAGGAGCTGAAAAGCTTATGTCAGATGTTGAGAGAAGAGTTAACGAAAAACAAGAAGATCTTGAAAAAGTAGTTAAAGAACTCGAATCTCAATTAAGCGAAAAGTCAGAAGAAATCATGAATATGCGTGAATCTAAAAGACATTTTGCTGATAGACAAGGCTCAGGCGACTGGAAAAAAGCCTTCGAAGCAGATATTATAGATGCTAAGTTCGCAGGTCTAGCCACAGGTAAAGGCTGGAACAGTGATATGTCAAAATCATTGATGGAAAAAGTTAACGCACATTCAGGCGTTGGTGTTTCATCAGCAGATTTTGAACAAATCGTATCAACAAATATCGAAAGAGATATTCAAAATGAATTAGTCTTAGCACCTCTTTTTAGAGAAATCGCTATGACTTCTGCAAACATGATTATTCCTATCTTACCAGATAGTGGATATGCCGAGTTTGCATCAGCACAAACTGCATCAGGTAGTTCACCTCACGGTAACCTAGCTGAGAGAGGAGACACTTACGGTGCACCTTTCGGTGGTGTTGACATGACTGAAAGAACTCTTTCAACCAAAAAATTAATCTCACAATCATACTTAGGTAATGAGACTGAAGAAGATGCAATTTTACCAATCCTTCCTTTAATTAGAGAGCAAATGGTAAGATCACACGCTAGAGCAATCGAAAATGCTATCCTAGCTGGTGACGACGCTGATGGTGCTTTTGGTACTTCAGGTGCATCTTTTGAAGGTTTATTACACCTTGCAAGAAACGACAGTGACTACACACAACCAAGCGGAACTTTCGCTTCTGGTGATAGTGTGACAGCTGCTGACTTACTTGCACTAAGAAAGAATATGGGCAAATATGGTGTTAACCCATCAGACGTAGTTTATATCGTATCACAAGATGTGTACTATAACCTACTTGAAGATGCAGAGTTCCAAGACGCTAACCTAGTTGGCGACATGGCTACTAAGCTAAGTGGTGAAATCGGACAAGTATTCGGATCAAGAGTACTATTATGTGACGAGTTCGCAACTAAAGCTGCTGCTAAGTTTAACGCTATTGCAGTATACCCAAGAAACTATGTAATGCCTAGATTAAGAGGTGTTACAATTGAATCAGACTACGAAGTAGCTAATCAAAGAAGAGTCCTAGTGGCTTCTCAGAGATTAGGATTCACTGACTTAATTGACGGTGCAACTTCTAAATGGGGTCAAATGTATAAAGCTTCAGCTTAATACTACGATGGTTTTGGTGGGTTTCCTTAAACCCACCCTTTTTAACTATGGCAGATTTACTAACAGTATCAGAATATAAAGACGCAGAAGGCATCCGAGGTGAAAAGGATGATGATCGTTTAGCTGTTATAATACCTCAGGTCTCTGATTTAGTTAAGAAGTATTGTGGAATATCTTTTTTAGACTATTATAGTTCAGCAAAAGTTGAAACTTTTAGCATAACAGATAACTACACTAATACTATAATTTTGAGTGAAAGCCCGTTAGTTTCAGTTACTAAAGTAGAAGAACGAACAGCTTACTCAGAAGCTTATGTAGAATTAACTACAGGTAATTATGAGTACTATGCTGATACTGAATCAGACTCAATACAAAGAACAACTAAAAATGGAGAACCCAAAAGTTGGGCAAAGGGTGTTGGAGCAGTCAAAATTACATATACTGCTGGATACTCAAGTACTCCAAGAGATTTACAACTTGCCTTGTTCGATTTAGTAAATTATTATATGAAAGACGAACACAAAGAGAGAAGAACTTTAGGTGGCGCTCAAGTTCAGAATCAAGGAACTTCTGGTATCAGAGATAATTCTGATTTTCCAGACCATATAAAAAGAGTACTTGATTTATATAGAGTAGTTATATGATAAATGATGTAAAGAATGCTTTACTATCAATATTAAAAGATTTAGATGAACAAAGAATAGCATCTGAAAAAACATATAAAACTACTATTGAGTTTGATACAAATGAAGTATATAAAGTTTGGAGAAATAGAGTTAGGAAGATTGAAGAAAAATATAGTATTTCTTTAGGGTTTTCTGATAAAGAACTAAAAGATGCACTGAAACCACATATAAAAACAGTGTTTCATACTCCTAATATACAAAATCTATTAGATAAACCTGAAGCTTTTGGAAAGAATACTGGTTCTCAGTATAATCTTAGAAAACAAGGAAGGTCTTTATTTGTAGAGCTTGTTAAAGGAGCTTATTATCAAAAGAAAAGAGAGATTAAAAAAGGAGTTGTAAAAGACTCTTTTGTAGGTACTCAAAAAGTAATTAACTATGTAATGCAAGAACTTTATTATCAAATGGGAGATTTAATCCAAAACGATAATACTTTTGCAAAAATACATCAAACTAACTCATCAGGAGAAAAAACTGCATCAGCTTTATTAGAGAGTTCAGCTGGTAAAGGTGCAATAGTAGGGCATGGTAAATTAGGAGGTTCTAAAGGAAGATTCCAAAGTACAATCGCATCAGAAGCAATGGCTGAAAATGTAGATAGTACAATGGAAGGTGCTTCTGCTAATTTACAAAGTAATTACTTTCCTGAGATTACTGATGGTAGATTTGCTCCAAAAGCAGCTAAAGAATTGGCAAAATCAGCTAATGTAATAACAGATACATTTGCTACAGAATTAGAAAGAGAGTATCATTTTTCTCAACATAAAGACCATGATACTAAGGGTATTAGTAATCAGTATGAAGTAGAAGCTCACTACACAGATAGAAAAGGTAATAAAGCATTAGACCATTTTGATAAAACTGGAATTACTAAAAAAATAAAAGAGATAGAAACTAATTTAAGAAAGACACTCTTAACTGGATTAAAAAAAGACTCTGATAAATATATAAAGTTAAAAGGGTCTAATAGTGTATTAGATGCGGCAGTAGAACTTACACCACATTTAATTATACAAAGTATGTTTCCTCATAAAACAAATCCAGATATGAGGTACAAAGTAAATAAAAGACTAGCACAAAATGCTAAAACAGCTACTACTAATTCATCTCAGTCTACAAGTGTTAAGAGAAAGGGACAAAATAAAAAAACAACTACTAGAAGAAGAAGAGGAAGTAAGATAGGAGCAGTAGCTGGTTTTAAAGGTGCACAAAGCCATGTAGAAAAGAAAGCGGGAAGTAACCCAATGGCTTTAAGAAACTTACTAAATGAAATGCTACCACAAATAGTTTCAAAAAATATGATAGCACCTGCACTACAATTTAGAACAGGTAGATTTGCAAACTCAGTAAGAGTTGATAATGTGACACAAGGGCCAAGGGGCGGAAACACAATGATTGAGGCAAGTTATATGACTGACCCATACTCAACATTTGCACCAGGAGGTAAAAAGTATACTCCTCAAAGAAACCCTGAAGCGTTAATTAAAAGGTCAGTCAGAGAAATAGCCACCAGCATAGTTGGGGCAAGATTTGGAGTAACAGTAGACTAATGGACGCGGCACTAGCAAGGAAACATACCACGCGACGCCGAGCAATAGTTGAAGCACTCGCACAAAAACTTGAGAACATAAATGGTGGACCGCCTTTCAGAAGTTCGGTACAAAGTGTAGAAAGAAGACTCAAGTTTTGGGACGAAGTCACAGAGTTCCCTGCCATCCATATTGGAGCAGGAACTGAAACAAGAGAATACGATGGCGGTGGCTTTCGATTTAGATTTTTAAGAATAACGGTTCGATGTTACGTTTCAGATGACAATGATGTCATTGAAGCACTCGAAGAATTGTTAGAAGATGTTGAAACAGTACTGGAGGATAATGATCCGCTCACGTACTATGATTCGACAGGTACATCTCAATCTACGGTGCAAACTACAATTGCTACAGTAGACACAGATGAAGGAGTTCTCGAACCTCTGGGAGTGGGTGAAATCACTTGCGAGATTCGATATTAAATAGGAGAAAATAATGGCATTTTTCTTTAGTAGAGATACCAAAGTGTTTATGCAATGGACACATGATGATACGACAGCTAATACAGCTCTATACGAGATTCCTGTATTAGACGGATTTTCATTTAGCCAAGGCACAAATACATCAGAAGTAACTCTTAGTGAAGCTGCTAACTCAACTGGGTATAGTAAAAGAGGTAGAGCAATGTTTACTGACTCTTTTGCACCGGCAGAGTGGAGTATGACTACTTACATGAGACCTACGACTTCAGGAAGCGGCAATGCTGCAGCTTCGGGCCAACATGCTGGTAATGGAGACACCTTTGCAATAGAAGGACCTCTATGGTCAGCTATGTCAGCGAATACGTACGATAGAGCAATTGGAAGTAATGGAACAGGAGATTTTGCAAATAATGCAGCGACTTACGAGCCGAAGCATTTTGATTTTGGAAACTCTAACCAAGTAACACTAGGGGTATTTGAT